TAGCGCTGCATCAATTTCACAAAGGGGTTATCGTTGCTCATGTGGGTTCTCCGAAAATTTTTAAACGGGGATGCGTGTTGGGGTCATTGCATTTGCGGGGGGTCGCAGCAAATCGCAGGGGGGCAAAAACGCGGTCGCGCCGAGGTATGCAATTCGCGCATGACTAAACGCAAGTCGTATAACAGCTATTATGTTAAAACTTTGGTAAGTCGTTGATTTGTAACGCTTTTTATTCGGCTCGAGATATGCGCTCAGCGCAAACCACAACATCTTGTGTGTCCGCTGCAACGCGGCAGCGCGATCGAGCTTGCAATTGAACGCTCGATCGTTTACGCGCGCGCCCGCGTGCGCAGTGTTGCGCCAGTGTGTGATTTCACCGTCAACCATCGCTCACGTCCTCCGCGTCCACGTCGATCACGTCCTTCATCTGCACGCTGTTGAGCAGCGCCGATGCTTGCGCGTGCAAGTCTGTCACGCTGATGTTCACCGCGACATCACGCTGCCTCGTGTCGTACTGCGCGTTCAGCTTGGATGCGATCCACTTGTCTGTATCTACTTGCAAACGCGCGACGTTGACCATGTCAGGAGTTGCAGCTTGTGACGTCTGCACCGCTCTGTTCGCGTAAAAGTGCGCAGCCTCTGCTTGCGCACCGTTGTAGCGATCCCGGCGACCTTCAACGCTATCGATCCACTTGTACCAGAGCTTCGTGCCTATGTCGTACTTCTTGCAGAGTAGCTGCATTGTCTGCCCTTGCGCGATCTGCTCAAAAATCTCGTCTTCGCCTACCGCGTCGAGCGCTGCCATCTTTGCTAAGCCTACTTCGCCTACCATGGAATATCGTCTCCTCCTAAATCCCAATTTACTGGTGCTTTGTCTTCGCCATTGTACACGACTTTCGTGAGCTTCGCATTCGGGAAGCTATCGTACGCCTTGTCCAGGAATGACGCAGTCCAGTCTGCCCGCAAGACACGGCACGCATCCTCTATGCCGTAAACCGTCCAGTGCGGAAACTTCTGCCGCAGCTCAGCGTGACCGTGAAGCGCAATACAGATGACATCGCCCTCATCCATCTGCACGCACCACGCGCTCTCTTTGAGCGGCTCGTGCCCGGCTGCTATCGCTGTCTTCTCTAGCACGTCCCAGGCGCGCATAAGCTGCCCGACGATCTCGTGCGTCTTGACGACGTCGTTCTCGATCACCGCTGCTTCGAGCGCTTCGTATGCCGCTTCGAAACGTCCGGCCATTTCTGGCGGCACGCACTTCGGCAATTGATCGCCCCAACGCCGGATCTTTTCTTCGCTAATCTTCTGCAGTGGTTCAAGCTGCCCCCAGACAGCCGCTTTAATGACCAGCTTGTCTTCGTCTGGCTTTATGTGTCCCACTGCATCACGGCCTCTCGCTTTGGCCTTTGTTACGTTTATATAGCTCTTCTTTGCCATAGTACCTCCGCACCTACATTTATAAGCCCCGCACGTTCCTCCGCACTAGCGTATTATATACGCTAGAGGTGCGGCGGAGTGGTTTACGGCTTATTTTCCGCACCTTCCGCACCTCTCCGCACCTCTAGTGCGGTAAGTGCGGTTTAGAATACATCGCCCTCATCCAGTACATTATCCCCGTCTACAATCGGCGTCGTATCTGCGTTCTTGTACGTTGTGTGATGCCACACCTGATCGCTGACAACAGAGACGCTCATGTGCTGGTCCTGTAGCGGCCAATAGCGCTCGCTCTGGCGCGCCTTGAGCAACAAGAACAACTTTTCCACGCCATCGAGCGCGTCGTATATTCTGTCGATTGTTTCTTGGTCCGTCATAGCTTTGCGCCCTTTCTCATGTTTTCCTGCGCCCATAACGGCTGCAAGTTTGTGAAGTGAAAGCACTCCCGCTGCTGTTGCTCGTTTGACAGATCAAACGAGGCGCACGGCTTTATGTGGTCAATGTGCCAATCGCCGTAGTTTTCCCATGTCATGCCGCGTGTGAACTGTGCCTCGAGGTGCGCTCGCAGTTGCGCTATGCTGCAACCAATAAGAGACATTGTCCTAACAGCCTTTCGCCCGCAGCCTGCGTGGATAGCTGACCTGACGCGCGCCCTCAGCGACCCGCGCAAACGAAAATCCATGTCAAGTCGTGCACGCTTAGCCATGTAGTTGCGGTGATATTCGGCGTCCATCTTCATTCGTGGCAACGCTCTGCGCTCCTCTAGCGTCATTGCGTTATATCGTGCGGTTGTGCGCTCTATACACTTATTGCGGTAATTTGCGTCACTTTGATACCTTTTGCGCCTGCGCGCGTTTTGAGACACATTCAATTTATCACGATTGCGTATCTTCCACTGCCGCTTTCCATCAGCATCTGCGCAACGCTGGCCGCAAAATCTTTTTTTCCGACCGACAGTGAAAAAATTATTACAAGTGATATGGCCACACGCATTAATCATAACCCTGCCTCCGATCTGCTAATCCATTCGCCCACGATAATGATCGGCACCTCGCGCCCATCGCGTCCGCTCTTCCACACGTCTTCGCGTAGCACCCCTGTCTCCAGCCATTTAGCGATGACGGCTTTTGCTTTCGCTTTTTCGTGCTTCTTTTCCATGTCGAGATCGAGCACGACGGCGACCGCGTGACCAACCCACGTTTTTGCTTGCGCGTTCTTGCGCATTGGCTCTCCGCGTTCCTCGGCTGCGCCTACGAGCTTCTGCACCTCCATCGCGTGTTTTGCGCTGATGCCGTCAAAGAGATCAGGCAGCTTAAACTCTGTGGCAACGCCAACGAACTCACCGTTGGCAAGTAGAACGCTTTCCATGCGCCTGTAGAGCGCCTTGGATGCGGGTAGGCTGAGATTGTTCTTGCCGTCGTCGACGCGGAAGATGCCCAAGCTGCCTTCTTCGGACACGCCGAGCTTCATCGCTTCTTCTTGCGAGACGCGATTGAGGACACGCGCGGCACGAGCTGCGCCAATGAGCGAGCCTGCGCCCCGGACGCTGTCGATTGTTGCTTCCTCGCCGTTTGTCTTGCGAATGTGGTGCGTTAGCACGATCGCAGCGTCTGTCGCATCCGCGATGGATCTAACGGCGCCCACGGCTGCGTTCATAGCCATGTTATCGTTCTCGCTGATGCCGCCCATCGCCGCGACCCACGGGTCAATGAACACGACGGAGATGCCGTTGTCGTTGATAACCTTGATCATGTATTCCACAATTTCCTCGATGATCTCGAGACCGTCGCGCGTTTGCTTGGCAAAGATCATCTTTAAATCGCGCCCAGCGTCTAGGAAAATTTTGCCGCGTATGTCGTCGGCTTTGATGTCGTAATGCTGCATAACGGCTGCCATGCGTCGCTGCATCTCTTCGAGAGGATCTTCGAGGTTAACGATCCACACCTTGCATTGCTCGTGCACGGCCTCGCCAAGCAGCGCCTTGCCAGTGGCAATGCTGACAGCTTCGACCATTTGCATTGATGACTTACCCAAGCCCCCAGCGGATGCCACGACGCTAACGTACGAGCGGATGTAGTGGTGGCCGTAAACCCAACGACGCGCGGGAATGTTTGCGGCATCGATCGGCTCGAACAGCGTCGGCCAATTGCGCTCGGTCGCGATTGCTTCCTGCTTGACTTGGTCTACAGGCTTAGCTTGCGAGAGCGCGCGTTTTAGCTCGTCCTCCCCGGCTTCTTTGAGGTAATCGTTGGCATCCTTGACGTTTTCGACGCCAAGCTGATCAAACCGCACGACGTGCACGGCGTTGCTGCCGTCCCCTGCGAGCACCTCTGCGCACTTGTCGACGTCTAGGTCAGGATCAGCGCATATCGTGACGTCTGAGGCGCGTGGGACGTTGTATGAGGCCATCCCAGCCTTGCCGAACGTACACACGACTGTCGCGGCGTCTCCGGCCGCCTGTCGCACGCTTAGCGCGTCCTCTGGCCCCTCGCATATGATGATCGGCGCACCGCCGTCTATCTTCATCGCGTTGCCAGCGAGCACACCGCGTGAATATTTGGCGATGCCGTTGTGCTCGCGCTTCTTGCCCTCGGGCGTGAGCAGCACGGCTTGCACGCCGCGCAAGTCTCCGTCCTCGCTGTAAGCCGGGAACACAATCGCGGGCCCACCGTAAACGTTAGGCGCAAAGCGCGCTGTGTCGACCGCTGTAGACGCTCTGAGGCCGCGTGAGTTGAGGTAAAGGAGTGCCGGGCGTACTGCGTCCGTCGTTTCGCGTGATATCGGTACAGCGCGCTCCCATTGCTCCTGCGCCTTCTTGATCTTGTCCTGGCGTGTTTCCTCGTCGCGTACGAGCACCTCTTTGTTTGCCAGGCGACCGATAAGTCGATCAAACTCGGACGCGCTGTAGGGCAGTGCGTCGCTGTCTTCGAGAACCTTTGGGTTTTCGCCGCCGCGTTTGAAGCCAGATCCGATTGTGGCTTTGATTTCGATTTCGTTTAGGCCGATTTGTTTTGCGGCCGCGTGCAGCTCTGATACGGCTGCATCGATGTTTGCGGGTGCAAGGTGTGCGTGGCGACCGAGCGCGTACGCTGCCTTGTTCAATGTTTCGTTGCGACCGCCTTTTATTGTTGTCAGCATTTCGCCGACGGCGCTTTCGCGAACCTTGTTAAAATATGCTTCAGACATGCTCACTTCCTGATGTGGTTACGCCCCGCTGTTAAGCGAGGCGCGTTATTACTTTTGTTAGAACCCGAAGTCGCTGCCTCCAGTCGGTGCAGCCGCCGGCGCGGGTTCAGGCGCGGGCGCTGGTGTTGATTGCGCAGGAGCGGGTGCTGCGGGGGAAGGGGAACCCGTGTCCGCATCCTGCGCAGGACGATCGATCCACTTCGCAATAGTGAAACCGACGTCGTACGATGTGCCCTTGCCGATCACGACCGG